CTATCCGAAATCGCTTGGCAGATCACATATTTCCATAGGCGACACTCGGACATGAGTTCTCGGTCTTTCTCTGTCCAATCCCCAATATATATGCTTTTGCTTGACTTGTCGGTCATTAACATAAATCTTCCCTTGCATACAATCCAGAATTACACTTTCATCTAAGTCTGGTCTTCTAGAAGCATAATGTATAATTAACTCTACTTTGACTTCACTTTCAATAAGATTTTCTAAAGTTGGGCATTGACTAGCAAATATTTTCTCATAATTCCTTGCTTTTTCAGATTTAATTACACCCATTCTTTTACCAAAACTGACTATTTTCCTAGAGTTTGACTTACTCGCAGGTTCTCCCTCTATGGTAAATAAAATTTTTTTATTGTTTTCTATTGACATGTATAGAGTTCCATAATAGTTTCAAAAGTGCGTAGGAGAAGACACATGAAAATAACAAATAAATTTGGTATGCCTAAACCATTCGTGGATTTTGCCAGAAACGATAAATATAGTAAAGGCAAAGCTGATATTTCAGTAACGACATTGATCGACAGTCCCAGAATAAGAATATTAAAAGAACGATATCACGACAAGATAGAAGTTGATGCAGTTGACATGATCTGGTCTTTGTTTGGTACGGCAGTACACTCTGTTTTAGAAAACGCAGAGGAAACAGAAAACGATATTACAGAAGAAAGATTATATTCTGAGATAGATGGTTGGCTACTTTCTGGTGCAGTTGATCGACAGGAAGAAACGAACAAGCAGATAAATATTATAGATTACAAGGTTACATCAGTCTGGTCTGTTATTTACGGAAAGCCAGAATGGGAAAACCAACTAAACTGCTATGCCTACCTTGTAGATGACAAAAATGCTTTCAAAGAAAGCAACGTAACTAGCCTTAAAATATGTGCCATACTAAGAGATTGGAATAGGCGAGATAGTCAAAGAAAAGAAGACTACCCAAAAGCACCTATTGTGTTTGTAGACATACCATTATGGAGTTACGAGGATAGGCTCAAATATATAAAAGAAAGAATGAAACTGCATCAAGAAGCACAGATAATGTTTGATGTTTATGGGAACATAAATACATGTGTCGATAAGGATATGTGGAAAAAAGAAGATACTTGGGCAGTAAGGAAAAAAGGTCAGAAAAGAGCCATGAAAGTCTTAGATAGTGAAGAAGAGGCTATCAAATACATGAATTGGCATAATGAATCGACAAAATTTATGAAAAAAATTGATCTTGAAATAGAATTTCGTAGTGGCGAGTACACTCGTTGTGGCAACTATTGTTCTGTTGCTGATTTTTGTAACCAATATCAAGAGAGGATAAAATGAAAGAAAAAAAAGTAGTTAGAAAAGTTAAGAAAAGTGGTGTTGTTAAAATGAAAAGAAATATAACAAGCACAAGACCTAAAGAGAGATCGTTGATAGCTGAACACATAGCAGAAGCTACTGGTAAAGGTAAGGTTGAGAAACCATTTTTCTTGATAAGAATTTATATGAAAATAATGAATAAGATAAGGGAGTGGAAGAAGACATGAAAAATGATATACCAGAAAAGGTAAAGGCAACTCTGAATGATATTGGCATGAATGTTAAGTCGGCAGGGTGGGATTGTCATGGTACTTTTGTATTATTGCATAAGGCACTGGAGAAAGTGGCAGTAAAGAACAAAATAACCTTTGATAAGCCAGAGGTATTAGAAAGTAATTCTGAAAGACGTATAGCCAGTCTTATAGTTACTGGGCATATGGGAGATAAATCAGAATGGTCTATTGGAGAAGCATCTCCATCTAATAACAAAAATTCTTATCCATATGCTATGGCAGAGAAAAGGGCAAAGGATAGAGTTATACTTAAACTTCTTGGTCTTCATGGAGATGTTTATGCAGAAGATGAAGCAGATAGTTTTAAGGAAGAAAGACCTAAAGAAATAAAAGGTGGGACTGTTGAGCCAGATGACCTAGATGATGAACCAGAGGTTACGTTTAAGCACCCAGATAACAAGGAAGAAAAGGCTAAAGGTATAGCCATGATAAAAGAAGTTTTTTTAACATTCTTACCAATACAAAAAACCAGACAAGATATAGTTGGTTTTTGGAAAAGCAATAAAGAAGCTAGAGATATGTTAAAAGAACTATCTGTAAAAGACTACGAAGAAGTAGAAGTGGCTTTCAAAGAGAGAGCAAAAACCATTGAACAAGGAGAAGATAATGGAAAATAAATACCCTGCGACTGGATCGCTTTTCACTCAAAAAGATAAGAGAACAGAAAAATCCCCAGACTATTCTGGTATGTTAACACTAGAAATGGAAGTCCTTGATGATTTAATCAAGCAAAAAGAAGAGGGCATACTTGAGCCTAAGATGAACCTCGTAGGTTGGAAGAAAGTTTCAAAAGCTGGAAATGGATATCTTAGAATAATCGCTAACATTGAGAGAGATAGACAAGATAATAGGAATAAATATCAAAAGCCAGTACAACAAAACAATGCTTCTGACGATAAGTTAGATGATGAAATACCATTCTAGAGGAGGTTTAAATGGAAGAAGTTAAAGAAAATACTGAAAATTTAGGAGTTCCTAGTGTTAATTTTGAAGCAGTCAAAACATCTATGATGCAAGACAAAAATGGAACTAATATAAGACTGACGATACACCCTAATGATGTGCCACAAGATTTGCATAAAGATTGGGTTGGATCAAGATACATGGTTGTCATGGTAAAACTTAATGAAGACGGAACTCCAGATATAAGGGAAGAAAATGTCTAAATCTCAAAAGAAGTCAGAAAATAATGCAGACATATCTTCTGATTTTTTAACAGTAGATGGTGTTGCTAGATATCTATCAATAAGTAAGCAGATGGTTTTAAAGCTAATAAAAAACCCAGAGGAAAATTTCCCTCAAGGATATGGCATAATAAAATCTGAATACAAAACAAAAAATCTTTACAAGAAAGAAGATATAATTGCTTGGGTAGAAAGTAAAAAAGGTTAACGTTAACTTATGCGTACTTTATACGAAACTGTTGATGATCTTAGATCAGAAAAAAATGTTATAAGCTACGTTTCGCAATGTTGGAACGTAGCTTCTTTTAAACTGCCTATGTCTTACAAAATTGATTATGCCATGTATCGCATAGATAGTGGATCAAGCAATTCATCTAGTGAAAATTTAGTAGGGTTTGCAGAAGTTAAATGCAGAACTCATAAATTTGGCACATTCCCAACATATATAATATCTCTGGCAAAAGTTTTGGAAGCAAGAAGATTAAGCAAAGAAACTGACACCCCATCAATATTAATTGTGTCGTGGCTAGATAAAATAGCTTATCTAGATTTTTTCTGCCATCACCAGATTAGACATGGTGGCAGATCGGATAGAAATGATTGGCAGGATCAAGAGCCTATGTGCCATTTTGATTTAAAACATTTTAAAGGTATAGGCATAAAGAAAATTGGAAATGAATGGATATGAGGAAAAAATTATGAAGTTAGCAGATGGTTTTGAAGATGCTTTTGTAGGAAGCACTATAAGTGCTTTTAGCAGAGAGCAAGTTGCAGTATATGATCATGATAAATGCTTATTAATACTCATGCACGACAATGGTATGAGTGAAGAAGAAGCTATAGATTACTTTAATTATAACGTAATAGGATCGTGGGTAGGCGAAGATACTCCAGTATTCATGAACCAACACTCAATAACAAACATAGAAGACTACTTGGAGGAACAAGATGAAGAAAAGAAAACAAACGTTAAATAAAGCGAGGGACTTAATCATGGGAGATAGGGCAAGTTCATACGGAGATGCACATAAGAACCATGATCGCATAGCTAAAATGTGGTCTGTGATATTAAATAAAGAGATTACTGTAGAGCAAGTTTATCAATGTATGATAGTAGTAAAGCTATCAAGACTAATAGAAACACCTAATCATGAAGATAGCTATGTGGATATCTGTGGATATTCTGCACTAGCTAGTGAAGAAACTTCATCTGAATAAACAAGTTCATTGTTGCAAGGTGGTCGCCAGAACCCTAGTTCAAGACCATCTTAAAACAATGCTAGTGAACCAAGTGTATTAAAAAATACAACAAATTGTTTAAGCCATCTGGCTGCGTAAACAAAATCCTACTTTATCGTGAACTTTTAGAAACTTAATTTTACCTTGTCGTTTGTTTTTGTGCGTTGAGCTGCTGCGACAAAGATACCTATTGTATCGTAAACTTTTAGATATTTGTTAACGTTAACTTTTACCCTGCCTTTTTAAATCCTGCAGTTCTCATTAATATTAAACCTTGTCGCATTAGATCGTTTATCTTCTCTC